AAGACAAAGGAAGAAGCGCAGCGTGCAGCAGAAATTATGGCAACGTGCGTCAATATGCAAATCCCCAGTCGGTGCGATGTGGAAGTCGGACCGAGCTGGGGTGAGGCCAAGTAATCAGCGAATGCGGCCGTTTAGGCGGTCCGCTACCAATTGCGCGTAGCCGGCAATATCTAACCAGTGATCAATCACATCAGGATTGCCGTTGATGATACGGCCAACCTTGTGCAAGATCATGTCTAGAGATTCAGCCTGATCATGTGCCAACGTCTTGTCACGATTGTTCAAAGCATTCTGTACAACACGTTTTAGCATCTGAATGACTTCAGCGCCCTCGATGAACTTGCCGTACTCCACGGCCCGAGCGTCAAGGGTTGCATCTACCTCAGGCATTGGCGGCATTTCAGGCGGCTGCCACGGATCGTCGTACATCTCAATTCCTTGCTGTGCAGGAGCAAGTGTGGGCATCTGGGCAGCCTTTGCAGCCGGCTTCCATCCCTTTTTTCTTAACTGATTGCGCAAGGCATAAACAGATTGTTTGACCATGCCAAACCGGAACGCTATCTCATCAACTGAGGCAGCGGGGTGACTTTCCAAAAACGATTTTGCGCGTTGTGTTTTGGACGGGAACTTACGTTTTCTAGCTTTCATATTGGACTTTCTTCATATTGCGATTGCTCGCGTTGGGTTGGTTTAGGAAACATCTTTGGGTCTAGTCTCGTGAATGGCCACCACGCCATCAACTCCTCTTGACTCAAAGCTTTTTGTGGCTCTTGGGACTGCAGCTTCTTTTGATTTTGTGAATACATCATAATATTTCTTAGGCATTGGTGCCTTTTTATCTAACAAATTGCGAAGCCATTCCGCTCCGCCTAACTGGTTCAAAATCATCCACTGTCTATCAGACATCCTCACTTGTCTTCCTAGCAGTGGCTCGGGTGGTTTTGGCCTTGGCATGTTCTTTTAAATTCCTTGTCGTTACTCTTTTGGTCCAACAGCAAGCGCAAATCCACTTTGCTGCACTCATTTGTATTCCACCTTCCGGTGGCCGCATTTCTTCGCATTTATTGCAAAGTTGTAATTGATGGACATGCTGCTTGCTTCCAAGCTGCAGGTGATGACTGGTAAAGCTCACGTTTTCATATTCCTTATGTAGACAGCAAAACTGTCTATTGTGTCAGGATTGAAAGCCGTCATCTTCTCAATTTCCTTGGCCACCTCTTCAAGGACCAAGTTGCGCTGCATCGGAGAAACATAAAGATCGTAGTGATACGGCTGACCTTCAATGTCCTTCAGGATCTGCTTACCAAGGTTGCTGTGCTTTTCTACATCGTTAAAAGCTTCGTCCTCTTCTCTTGTCCAATCGGTCATGTGTTTTTCTCTTTGAGTTTGGCTTCAATGGCTTGGGCAAAGTCATCCATCCATGCGCCATAAACAATTCGCCATTCAGCAGATAGTAGTTTTAAATCTTCATCCGTCAGCCCTACCCATGGCCTTAAAGTCTTTTGCACTTCAGACTCAGCCGCCATGCCATCCTCGTATCCTTTAGCATACACCTCGTTGTCCGCTTCAATCAATTGTTTGATGAGACTTAAACTTTCCTCACAAACTTTTGTAAGGCTCTCTACAGCAATAGCACGTTTGATAATCATTTCTTCTCCTCGTATGAATTACATTCTTCCAACCACGCAGGGTCAAAGCGCCACGGCCAATCAAACTGGCCATTCTTTGCCGCACCCGCATCAGCACTGACCAAGGCCCGAGGCTCAAGGCACTGAATATGATAAGTCATGGGCAAAGGATCATGGTTCACGCATTTATGGCAGTCAGGTTTGCTCATACTCATCCTTTATCTTCTGACGATTGATCATGGCCTGCATGGGATCAATATCCCCCATCAGCACTTCAAGCAGCAGACGATCTATTGCCTTCAAATGCTTTTCCAATTTAAAGTTTTGATCTACCAACTTGCCGCATTCCGTTACATACGGACGCAGGATCTCTAGTTCTCTTTGCTCAGTCATAATATTTCTCCTCACGTTTCTCTTCAAAATAAGTTGCAGCATCCTTCTCCACCCGAGAAATCACATCCGGATGCAAAACCCCGCTCAAGTCCACATTACTATTAGGCAAGAACACCGATATCAATGTCCATACCTCCGGATAGTCCGGCTCCAACTTCAAGCCAGACATGGGTTCAATAGAACCAACTTCCGCCGGCTCATACTCAAAAAAACATTTGAGCGCCAAGCCCAACTCATCGCACTCGTACAAAAATTCATGCATTTGTTACCCCACAGTCAAAATTATTAAGAAACCCACAATCAACGACCCCAACGTCACAGGCCACAAGGGCACAGGACGATGGACCGAGGACCATCCCATCAAAGCTGCCTGCACAAGCTCCTCAGACGATGTCATCTCAGGAGGCTTTGGCTGATACAGCAGCCCTATTTGTACCTTGCCCGTGTTAAACGGCGTTACACGCCCGTTTGTGCCGCTTACAGAAGTGAATTCATGCGCATTAGTGATCATAAGATGGTCCTGTCTTAGCTTTGGCCTTCACAGCATCCTTGTACGCATGCTCAAAGCCCTCCAAAAATACCTCAACGGGTACGTCTAATTCTGCAGTCAGAATGGCTGAGGAGACAAGGCACGCGTACCAAGCTTCCGATGGTTTTGCAAAAGTATTTCCGCAAAAGTTAAGCAAAGTCTGCGCATTGTCCATGATCTCTTCGATCTGTTTATCCGGTTTGTATGGTAATTTACCCATGTCACTATCCTTTCTTTGTTAATGGTGTTTGTCTAAGTAGACGTGGTTATTATCATGCTTTTATCTAGTTAGGTCAATTACGTTGAATGTACTATTTCCTAGGGGTTTTCCCTAGGTTTTGGGGTTTTAGTGTAGGGCTGTTTAAATGTACAGTGGTTAGGGGTGGAGGGATCGGGGACCGCGGACCGAGGGTCAAAAAGGGGAAAAATGGCGCAAAAAGTAATACTAAGGTTTAGGTGCTATAGACCTTTTAGGGGTAAGAGGTGTTTTTATTTTTATTTTTGTGAGATTTGACGTAATAGACGTAATGCTGTAAGGAGTCAATGAAATCAATACGTTACGAGCATTCGGCAAATTACGGCAAGAGATTCAATGTAATATTTTCAGGGGGGCTCCGCGAGATGAAAAGTGAAAAAATAAAAACACACTACACCCTCCAAAAGTTCTATAGGGAGCCCTGATTTGCTTTTGGCCTTGACTCTTGGGTTGACACTCGTTATACTCGTGGTAGTTCTTTTACGGGAGTTAATGATGGTACATATTGATCAGGGAATAGCCCTGCCAACTAATCGATCCAAGTATCCTTTTGGTGAGATGGAGGCGGGTGATAGCATTCTGTTTGGCGTGCGCAAGCAGGCTGAAAGCTGCCGTGTCGCTGCCCTTCGCTTCACACGAGTGCATCAGCCTAAATGGGTGTTCACGCTGCGCAAGGTGGACAATGGTTGGCGTTTGTGGAGAATCAGCTAATGGCCAAGAAAGACGTTTGGAATGTTCCCCCTGTCATGCCTGACAAGGCACAGAAACGAATGTCTACTGAGGTGGCTCCGCTGCGGCAGCAGCGCAGGAAGCTGACAGCCAAGGAATGGACCTTCGTCACTGAGCTTGTGAGTGGCGATGGCCGCACCACAATGAAAGAGGCAGCCATCAGGGCAGGGTACAAGTCGTCCAGCGCCTCTGTGATGGCATGGAAGCTCACAAACCCTGATATTAACCCCCATGTGGTCTCAGCCATTCAGGCTTATCGTGCTGACTTGGCGTCCAAGTACAACACGTCCTATGAGCGCCATATGCGCGATTTGCAGATCATTCGCGATAAAGCTTTGGATGCCGGTGCATTTGCAGCAGCCGTCCAAGCAGAGTATCGTAGGGGCCAAGCTTTGGGAACGATCTATGTGGAGCGCAAAGAGATCCGCCACGGCACAATTGACAGCATGAGCAAGGAAGAGGTACAGCGCAAGCTTGATGAGCTTAAAAAGCTGTATGGTGGGCCTCCACCTACTGCCTTGATCGATGCGGACACTGGAGTGGTGATTGAAAGTGCAGCAAGAGAAAAAGATCCTGAATTTGACGCAGGAGTGGCAAACCCTCCGCCGGATATCTTTGAGCGAGATTTGGGGGA